CTGAAGACCCTGCCTCCTTGAGGCCCCATGGCCAAAACTCAATAATCATTTTCATCTTTTTTTGGGACAGCAGTTTCGATGCCCCCATTAAAACCTTTACCTCCGCTCCCTGGGTGTCAATTTTCACCATCCCAACTCGCCCCCAATCTATAAAGTCCAGGTCATCAAGCCGGCTGGTCTTAATCGGTATTCGCTCTCGTCCTTCCGTGCGGGTTCCGATTACAATTCTATGATCGCCAGAATTCGTTGGACATAAATAAAGCGTTCCTGATCCTGTTTTGTCGCTGATGGCCATCTCGACGGCGCCTATCCCCTCGGCTGTATTTATGAAAATATTCTCTTTCAGGATCTGAAAGTTTAAAGGGTCCGGCTCAAATGCGAAAACCCCTCCGGCGCCCGCATATCCTTTTTGTTGCCTCCAGGCGATAAGGCTAAAATATCCAATATGAGCCCCGATATCCAAAACGGTTTTATCGGGGTTCCCCATGGCCTCCGCGGTCATGATCGCCGTCTCGGCCCGTTCATAAATCTTGTTTTTTTGGAGACGAAGGCTATCCAGGGAATCGAGCCGCATCCTATTATGCCCGGCGGTGATAATCTCTGTTCTTTGATTTCTCATACCAAATCCATGATAGCATAATAAAAATAATCATCTCGCTCGATGACGGCTTTCTTGGCGCCGGTCAGCAGCTCCCCAAGCGTCGCTTCATCGTAGACCCGAAGATGTCCGGGATCAGAAACCCGCTTGATGGGCGTGGTCAGCACCAGGCGCCGTTCCGTTATGCTCAAGAGGGCTTTCACCAGGCCCTGGTCATCTTCCGCGTGTTCGATTACTTCCGAACAGACCACCCCTTCAAAGGGACCGCCGGCGGTCATGGCCTGGGGGTTCTTGAAATAAAACCAGTTCCCGTCCGGAAAGAATTTTTTAGCCATGGCCACGGCCGTGGGCGAAAAATCCACCCCGGCCCAGTACAGGCCCCGGCCGGTTACGGGCATGAATTTTTTCATGATTAATGTTGAATGCCCGTAGGCGCATCCTACGTCTGCGAAATAATCCCGGAAGGGATCCGGTCGCTCTGCCAGGTAACGGGCACAACGGGCCAGTCGGCGTTGGTGCTTGTCCCAGGATAGGTGTTTCCAAACGTTTCCTTTTCCCCAATGTTTCATATATTGCTCGGCGTCCATTTTCCCCTCCCCTCATAATTCTTAATAAAATAAAGCTGATAAAACGCCTCTCTTTTGGCCCTGGCCTGGGGGTCATGAAAAAGGCATTCATCGTCATTAGATGATGGGATGTTAGAATAGTTCCTGGTTGCGATCACGTATTTTTTGGCTTCCGGGTATTCCTTCATTTGCCAGAATAAATCCTCAATCGCCGTATCGCAACCGATCAGGTCAAATGGCAAAAGGGATCTCGGCGCCATGGTTGTTACGCCCGCAAAGTCGACCTCTGCCAATTTACCTATTTTTGATGCCCCCAGGAATATCGTCCCTCCATAATATTTTGGCCCGACAAATCTCCTCCCGATCAGGCCATAAATTCCTTCTCCGGCTTCCCTGTATGCGCTTAAAAAATCCATGATGAGCCCGGGCTCCGGCATGACATCATCGTCGGCCTTTATAACCAGGTCGCCCTCGGTTAAAAGTGCGATGGCGTGGCGAGCCCTATTCCCGGGATCCCTTTTAAAGGCGACGTGTTTAATGGGAAGTTGTGTCTTGAATTTCCCGCCGCTGCAATCGGCCAACCAAACATCCGGGCTCTGCTTAAGCCATGCCCCCAAGATCCCATCGAGGCTATTGACCCGGCGATAACAAACCACCACAACGGAAACATTCTGGTTCATTTAATTCTTTCCGAAATCCAAAGTTGCCTAAAGGCTCCGTCGACCGGGAAGATTTTCGGTTTCCCAAATTCACTTTCCTCGAGAACGCGAGACAACCATTCCCGGCTAGGGAGCGTTTGGTCCCTGGCTGTCGTTTCGATGGTCACCCCGGGTTTCGTCGATAATCTCATCTCGACGGCCAATGTCCGAATCGCTACTCTTGCCAGGGCCTTGAATGCTCTTTCGTATTGCTGGGCCGGGAAATAATGAAGAAGCCCCAAGCAATGAACGATATCAAATCTTCCGTCCAGGGGTTCGATCAAAAGCCAATCGCCATGTCTGAAGGTTGTGGCCGATTCCAGCCTTAATTTTCTTGCTGCGATCCTTGCCAAATTCGCCATGTCTGCTCGCTTTTCTATCCCAAGAGCATTTTTCGCGCCGGCCAATATAGATCTAAAGCAAACATATCCGCAATGGCTCCCTACGTCGAGAACCGTTGCCCCCTGGTAATTAATGGCGCCGTTAAGATGGACCCATTTTTTTGTTTGACAGGCCATAAGCCAGGCCGCATCTTTTTTATTCCCCGCCTTGTTATCCCTGATAAGTTCGGACAGCACCTTCAGCGGGCCCGGATGGAAATGATGGCATTTTGCATGTCCCCTCACCTTGATCGTTTTCATCCCGCTATTTTTGGCCAATTGAAGCCTATGAAGCCCGTCCTCCAGCCGGCCATGAATACAGCAATAATAAAGCGGTTCGAATTTACGGAAATCGAATCTAATCTTTAACGATGCCATGTGCCTTTTCCATCCGCTGGTTCCCTCTCTTTCTCTGATATAGACCCATTGCGAAGCAAAGGCTGGGCTATCAATCGGGATTTCCTGGATATCTCCTGGCCTCAATGTTTCCAGCCTTGCGCTTTTAACCATTGATTCCCCAAATCAAGCCCTTGGCTTTTCTCTCCTCTTTTAGTTTCATGTCCCGACCTTTGTGCTTCCGCGCGTCGTGGTGGGTCTGATCTGTCTGCTTTGGATCTCCGCCTGGGTGAAAATGATAAATATGGGCGTCCGTTGCCAAATAAAACTTTCCAAGCTTGACCGCTGCGGCATGAACCTCTTGGCAGGCGAAATGAAAATATCCGGGGAAAAAGAGGGCCTTCTCTGGATATCGCCGGAGAAAGGTCTGCCCCACCAGGGCGACCCCGGCCGGGTTAAACGTGTTCCCTTCCTGGTAAAATCCGATAACAAAATCGTCGTCCCGGAAGCGGGCCCGGGAGGTCCTGATCGCCGCGGCTATTGATCCAGGCTTAAATATCATGTCATCGACGGCATAAATAATCGCATCTTCACAATGCTTTAAAAGTGAATTCCGGCAAACCGTAGCGCCGCGGTTGACGGCCGAATAAAACGTCTCTAGGCGCTGGCCGGCAGGGAAGGTGTCATACGTTCGCTGATCTCCATCGCATATTACCTTGATATAAACCTGTGTGCCTTCCGCCTCCCTAGGAATCGTGGCCAGCATTCTGCCTAATTTAAATGGCCTATTTCTGGTTGAGCAAATGATATCTATGCGGTTCAAAATCTTCTCCCCTGGCCGAGATTCAAAAGGCGCTTAAATCTCCTCGAGGCCTGGAAGTGTTCTATAACCGGATCCCCGGCATCTTTCATGAGGTCGAATATTTGGGTATAGGTAGCCGGCAAATTGTAAATCCTAAATTCTTTATGTGTCCTTAAAACCTCCTGCAGGTTCTGCTGCTCTTTTTTGAACCTTTCATATTTTTGATAATCAACCCATAAATCGATCAGCCTGTTTATCATGGGGCCCGTTGAAAACCATATCGTTCCTCCCAAAAGCTCTTTCCCGCCTTTATAATGGACCGCCATGTCGTATCCCATCTCCCCCAACTTGTCGAATAGAACGGGGTCCTGCTGAACGACGGCATCGGCATCCAGCCAAACCAGCGGCCGATCCGGCAGCTCCGCCCTTGTGTTCTTTATGAAGATTGGTCTATAGGCAATATTCTGAAACCATCCTCCCTTCGAATAAATCCCTGTTATTTTGTAATCCAGGCGCCATTTTTCCAATGATCGAATAAGATTTAAAACTTCTTTTTCATAATCGGTTTTGACGGTGAAATAAGAAACAACCAAAAATGGCCGGCGCTGTTTATCGTTTATGAATTGAGGAAGCGGCGTTGCCTTTAATCCCTCCATGGGTTCTCCTTTTTATGTCGCTTTCAGAGAGAATGGCGTTGTAAAATTCCAGAGCTCGGCATCTGTTCTTGGCTGTAAATTTGTGAAACAGGCCAGGCTCGACGGCTGTTGAATTTCCGGACGTCAAGGTGACCGTGTCAATTAGGCCGTTCCTGTAAATCGTAACCTCGAGGGTGCCGCTCAAAACAAAAAAATAATTGCGCTTGGCCTGGTGGTTGTGTTCGGAGCAAAATCCTCCGGCCTTTATATCCAGCAGATGAACGGAACATCCGTTCTCTTTGAATATCTCGGCCGTGGTCCCCCAAATCTTCCCCTCAATCCTCATCGTCCTTTCCTTTTTTTCTTTTTCTGTATCCGATTTGGTAGCCGCATTTTATGCAGCGGGCCGCCTGGCCGTATCCTTGGCGCCTGAGCCAGCAGGGCGCCCGCTTAATGAACATCGGGGAGTGACATTTCAGGCAGCTGACCCCCTCCGCCATCGGCAAGATGGACGGTTCCGGCCTCGTCATGGGCTGGTTCGGCTTCTGTGGTTTCAACCCGGATGTCGTGATCATCGCCATGGCCATCTTCCTTTAAAACGTTTTCGATCGTGTCGAAGGGAAAACATCTTAATGCTGAATTGGGGTTTAAGTTTACTACTTTTATTCCTTGCTTTACAAGCCCTGGGGCGGCCTTGTTGAAATATGGTCGGAACCTTTCAACGACGGCGGTCGATTGACGGATCGGATATGCCGGGTAAAAATGGGTTATTCCGCCATGGTGTTTCATGTCGTATCCCAAAAGGTAGATCGGATTGGCTTTGAGCGCCGCGGCCAGCTTCAGGGCCCCAAAGCCCGAATTATTTCCGTGATAAATCCCGGCCCTGATCCCCTGGCCGGGCTTGTCTTCTCGGAGGCCCCTTACATAAAATATCCCGTGATAAGGGAAGTTCATTAAATCAAGCCATACTTTTATTCCCCTGAAGGCCATAAATGCAAGCTTTGTCTTTTCCCCCAGGGTTCCGTTGGCGAACCATCGGTAGAGGCGGTTGTCCATCGAATAAAGGATGTCTGCAAATGGGACAAATTCGAAGGCCCTATTTACGGCGATGATTTTTTCCCCCCTGAGCCGATCGAAGTCAAACCCTCGAAGGCTCGGGCCGCCTGCAATGATAAAGGCCCGGTGACCCCTCCAGGATCCGTCCGGTAAAACATCATAGAGTGGGCGCTTCCGACCATTTGCTACAATCCATCCTTGGTCGTTTGCCTTAGCGTTTGCCTCTGCTATTTGCTGGACCTGTCTATCCCGGGTTCTTACAATATGCTGTAAGCCGCGATTCTGGTTTACGGAAGCATATTTTTGTACGGTAAGGCTGCGGGAGCTTAGGCTTTTTCCCATTTCATAAATAATGGGAGGGGGAAAAGCCCCCCTCCCAGTTGGTCCGAGTTTCTCTAACTGTGCCCGTCTGGCTCGTTGCCTTATGGCCTCAAGCTGGAGGGCAGGGTCGAATCGATGCATTCAATCTGATCCGTATCTCCGATGCAGCCCCCGTATCTCATCCATCCGGCCTGGGTGTCGGTGTAGGACAAGATATCGAAATCAGAAAAGAGGGTCAGGTCCATTCTGTAACCGGCCTTCAATTTCAGCTTGGGAAGGATAACCAGAACCCGGTTGGTGTTAGTGAGCATGGTGGTCGTGATCATCTTGAAGTTGTAATCAATAATTGAAGGCGAGCCGGAAAAGGCCTGCAGGTTGACGGCCAGGGCTCTGCGGACGTCGCCGCGGGCCTGGAGCGGGGTCAGGACGATAAGCTGGGTAGATTGCGGGTTGATCCCGTATCCCTTGTTCAGGTTGTTCAGGATAAGCGTTTGAGCGGCCCGATTGAGCGCGTCGGCCCCTGCTCTGGCGATCGCATCGCAATCGTCGCAGCCGGGATCTTCCAGGTGGATGCAATCCGATTTCATATCGGCCGCAGCCTCGAGGAGGCCATAAAAAACCCTGGCCCTGCTTTCAAATGCGACATTCCTAAAGGAGATCGCATTGTCCTCGATGGTCCACCATTCCTCGTCGTCAAAAAGTCCGCGGTGCCAGCCGAGAGCGCCTCCGTAATAATCGAAGTAGCATTCTGCCTTGCTTCCGCTCATTTCATAGACCTTGAGTTTTTCCCCGACCTTAACACGATTAAATGTCAGGCCGTGGGTAACGTCGTGAACGGTGAATCCGTTGCGCTTCGATCCACTCATGTCCCGAACGTCAAAAATTTCCTCAAATCCCGTATCGAAATATTGGGTAACGTGGAATTTGTCAAGAATGGGAAGGATTGATTGGGGGAAATCTACGGTCGTAGTAAAGGCCTGCATCTGCATGGCTTCCCTCAATTCCTTATTGCTTTTGACAAATGCCTGGAATCGAGACATTTCTCTGGGGACGAATTTCTCCGGGAGGCTCAGGAAACATTGAAGGGCGCCGGCCAGCATTTTCCGCTGTTCGACGTCCTTGTAATTGAATTTGCTCCAATCGAGATCAAAAATTCTGCTTCTCATTATTCTGTTCCTCAGCCCCTATTCAAGGAGCGTGGCCTTGTCGCCCTTAAGGTCGATCTCGGCCGTTGCCTCGTCAGCGCCCCGGGGTTCCGTGAAAATCCCGATCCAATACCAGCCGGTGGTATAAACAGGGGAAACCCCCGTTCCGTAGACGCCGCTCCAATAAACCTTGTCCCCGGGGAAGGCTACTTCGGCGGATCCGACCAGCTTTTCAACGATCACTTTTTCGATGTGATAAACCAGAACGGATTCCTCTCCGAAAGGTACAACCTGGGGGTCGATTTTGCAGCCGTTCACGTCCAGGATCGGTTCTCCAATAAAAATAAGCCCGACCGTTTCCTGGACAAGAACAAGCTCTCCCAGCTCATGGCCGATGCTGTCGGCGACGATATACTTGAACGTCCGCCAATCGGCCATGGGCGTTGCTGTCCTAAAATATTGAGCCATGATTCTTACTCCTTGGTTAACGCCTCTTGTCCTGTTTCCTCGTTGCCTTTTGAGTCTAGTTTCAGGCCATGCTTCAGTATTTCGGAATGAAAGGATTTTGTGCGGGGTCGAGATATTTGTCTTCAATCTCTCCGCTCTGCACCTTTTCCGTGCCGGCGCCGTCCTTCTTTGTGTCCTTCCCCTTGGCCTGTCCTTCCCCGTCTTCGTCCTTTTTGATACCGAAGATTTGAGCGGCCATATTGTATTCGTCGATTTCTTTGTCGACGTGACCGCTGAATTCCTTGTCAAGGTCCTTGGGGTCTTTCGGCTCAAATTTGGCCAGCCGGCCCTTGATGAAATTGACCTGGCGATCATCGAGCTTTCGGTCCTTCTTGACCTTCTCGAAAAGCTCCCCAACCCTCCCCTTGGCTAATTCCCGGTTAAGGTTGGCGACCTGATCGTCCATGGCCTTTTTCTCCTCGAGCCATTTCTTCCGATCTTCCTCAAGTTCCGCGGATTTTCTGATGTTGTATCCGCGAGCCTTCATTTGGCTTGAAACCTTCTCCTCCACCAGCTCCTCGATGGAAGGGTCTTTGGCTAGGGCCTTCGGATTAAAAAGTTCCGAAGGATGAAAGCTGCCCTCCTGGATTGCCTGTTTGATTTCTTCCAGGGTCATTTTCTCGCCTCCTTTTTGGCGGTTATTATTCTCGCTGAATGCCTGAAGCTGCGCGAGCAAAGTTGCCCCCGCAAACCCCGGGCGATTAACGGCAGAATTTCCCAGGGCGATCCCGGTGACCCGGTGAATCTCTACCTGGTCCTGGTTCATGCTGAAATCAGCCTCTATCGAGGCGACGTCAAGCGGAATATTCCTGAATTCAGGCTTTATATATGCGATCGCTATTACGGAAAGGCGATCCCCAATATACTTCATGCTCTTGCCGACAATTTCACCGATCGATGGCCGGCCATCGTTATCGTTCGTGTCCTGGTGTTGATGAAAAATAGAAATCCCGAATTGTATTTTTTCGTATAGATTGTGGATGGCATCTTTAAACCATTTTTTAACAACTTTCCCAACCCCAAGAACGCGCCCCTCAGATTCCCCTTCGTGGCCGACTACGTATGCGTTAAATAACGGCTTGGGATCATGGGCCTTGATCCTCTCTAGTTCCCAAGGTGGAATGATAGAAAGAATTTCATTTGACGCCATTTCCTGTAGCCGGGCGAGAATCCTCATTTTGTTGCTCCAACCAAGATGTCGACGAGGCCCTTCCTCGAAGCCTCGCTTTTAATAAAGTCACGAAACATCTGTTTCCTTTGATGCCGCGGGATCCCCAGGGCCGCCATTGTTTTTTCCATCCTTCGGATGGCCCGGATGGCTATCTTGATTTCCCTGGTTAAGCGCCACCTGGTAAAGGCCCTCATCATTCATCCGGCCGTAAAGCGGCCGCATCTTTTCTCGGGCGCCCCTTCTTTGGCCCATTCTCCGGCTGGGGCTTGATCTCGGCTGGCTTTGCCTTAGCCGTATCTAGCTCGGATGCCGAAATGAATGTTCCGGGTACGCCCCTGCGGTCGATCGCCCTGCCGCCGGCAGCCAGGAGGGCTTCGTCAAATTCCTTCGGGGTAATGTCCCCCGTCATTTTCTTGAAACGCTCGCCTTTCCCTCCGGTCACAATAACTGCGGGTAATTCATGGGTCATTATTGGCTTCATCAATCCTCCTCGTTTATTTTGATCATCGAATTTATTTCGGGATCTAAATAATCCATTTCCTGAGCCTGGTCGCCGGCCTTCTCAAAGGAACCGCCGTGGGCCTTGCAATGAGCCGCGGCCTCCGCGGGAGTCCATGTCTCTTTCGGATATCGATAGGCCTGTTCTTCTGACGTTGATTTCCCAACTCGCTTCCCAACCAAAACCCTGTATTTTTTCCCTTCGTGGTTCCTGGTCATTGAGCCGACAACCTTCACCTCTCTCGGGTCTTGAAGACGGCAGGCGTGTTCGTTTGGGAATGGCATTTTGCTTTCCTCTCTAAATATGCACTCCCTATTTACCTTTTGTCAAGAGTGGCTAATTAAATCCCATCCATTTCTTTCTGTAGTTTTTCGGCCTTCAGGGAATCGTTCTCTTTCTTTATCATCTCTGATTCCGAATTTTGTTTTTCATCCCGGCGTTTTAATTCCAGATCTGCGTCGATTCCGGGAATCAGGGAAAGGAAAAGCTCGTCGCTTATTTTCCCGCCTAAAACCGCGGGCAAAAGAACCTTCTCCAGGTGGGCCCAATGTTCTTCTGAAATAAATGGAATATCAACCTTGATTTTCCGGGAATCCAATTTACTTGTTTTTTGGGCGATCCCCATTTGGTCATTATAAATGGCCATGGATTTTGAAATGATTTCTTCATAGGCCCCAATCCAGGTGGTGCGCTCCTTCCTGGTGGATGAGTAAATCAATTGCATTAAATTGTCCGCCGTGGCCCTATTCGAGAGCAGGTCCGGCAGGCCGAGGAAATGAACCGGAACACCGGTGGTTCCCGAAATCATTTTGGCTAGAGTTATGATCTCTGTTTCGATCGCATCAACCCCGGCCATGGATGGCTGGACATATCCAAGCCGGCCGGTATGGGGAAGGATCTTCCCGATTTTCCAATTCATCTTTTCCAGGTCTAACGCAGCTTGGTTCGCTTCGTCTGCCGTTTCGAATGCCATTTCCAGAATGGGCCCGGCATTGAGGCGGTTGATCTCTCGAAGGTCGCGCAGCGCCTTGTCGAGGCTCTCGACCTGGGTCAAGCACTTCATGATCCTGGGCGCCGCTGAATTTGGGTCGCTTATCCTTCCCCCAAATTTCTTATAAACGAAAAAGGCTTCGTCAATTGATTCCGGTTTACTTGAATTCGGAGGGGTCCAACTCGCCTTGGTGTATCGCAGGTAATCCTGGGGGTGGGCCGTGATCCGATATCCGGTTGTGGTCCATGATTTATAGCGGGCTGAAACCATTTCTTTTTCCGGGTCCCAATAAAGCTTGATTAATATTTTGCCCTCGATTTCAGCTTCCTTTGCGAATTCCGGGGCGACCTCCTCATCCAGGTTATTTGTTCTCATGAAGGAATCGCAGAAATCCATTTCGGGCTTGGCTTCCCCTTCCCTGGGCATGATCCTTATCCCGTCGGCGACGATAAAAACCGATCGAAGGTCAATAACATTTCCTGCCTGCAAAACGCCCCATTCGGCCGTCCCGTTATATTTCCGCTCAATTTCCTTGACGGCTTTATCGTAACTCTGGTATTCATTCCCCCTAAAACGCTTGCTTTCTTCCGTCAAGGTCAGGATGTCATTCATCAGCTGCATTGTTTGGTTATTGAGGGCTCTGTTTTTTTCTGCGAATTCCTCGGCCTTTCGTTCAAGGGCTTTTATTTCCTTGGACATTGCCTGGTAAGATTTTAAATTTTCAATGAAAGACATGTTCCCTCCCTTAATAAAAATCCTGTTTGGTGACGCCGATAAAAACCTTTGCGCTTTTCTTGAAATGGCTATAGGCCCCATATCGGCCGGCATCCGGTCCGTGGTCCATAAATTTCAGGGGATCATCCGAAACACTTCCGTCTCTATTTTTTTTGTTCTTATAGCTTTTAAAGTCCCGCAGGGTTTGGGCGCTGCGCTTCGTGATATGTTTTTTGTGGGCCCGCATAAAATCGATTCCGTCCTTAACGCTCTTGTCTGCCGGCTGGCACCTGAACCCGGCGTTACATATCTCTTGAATCCTGGCTGGTTCCGCGGCGTCGGCATAAATAACGTGCTTCCTGTTGTATGGCGAAATCTTCTCCTTCATCAGGTTTATCAATTCCCCGTTTGTCATTCGCTCCTGGTATATCAACTGATCGAAAAAAAGCTCGTTATCTTTCCTGCCTATATCGAGGAGAACGTTCGGGTTGTTAAATCCGAAATCCAGGCCGTAACAACTTCCATCCCTGTTCTCCGGCATTTCGTCGCATTCATAAATCTTTGAATAAACCAGTTCGGTCGGGACCCCCCAAAGGCCCAGGCCATAAATCTGCCAATAGGTCTCGTCCTGGTCTTTGAGGCTCTCGAGCATTTTGATGTATTCTAGGCTCAAAAACGGGTTGTCCCTGTAGGTGCTATGAATTATTTGAGCCTCGTCCTTGGTGATCAGTTCCTTCCTGATCCAACCCTCCTCATCAGAGGGATTAAATGTCAGGTGGATCTGGTTCGGAAGGCCATCGATGCTGGGGCCTGAAAGACGAAGCTTAAGGATCATGAAGTCGTCCCAGGTAAATTCGTTCGCTTCCTCCATGTGGATATAATTGAATTCGGCGCTTTTTATTTTCTCCGGATCATCAAGGCTTGAAAAGAGCCAATAACTCCCGTTTTCTGGGTTGATTAAGGTGTTGGCCTGAATTGAATGGTCAAGAAATTTGTATAGATTATATTCCTTCAGCAGGTCCAATATCTGCTTATAAATCGTAGATCGCAGGGAAGGGAAGGTCTTCCTGGTTGTTAGAAATTTCTTCCTGGCCTCGTTGAAAAACTTGTAAACATAAAGCTGCGCCAGGCTGTAGGATTTCGAGGACCGGGCCCCCCCGATATTGATAATGATCGGCTTTTTGCTCCCCAGGTTTTCATAGAATATCCGAGTGCCCCTCATTTCCATGCCGATTATCCCCCCGGGCCCTTCCCGTTATTATCGTTGCCTACAAGCTTGAATTCTCCCGCCGGCGTTATGGTGATCATAACCGCGCTTCCCCCGCCAGCCCCACCTTCTCTGGCCTCAAATTGCCTAATCACTTCTTCGATCGCCTTGGGGTCTCCCTCGATCGCCTTGTTCACCAGCCGGTGCGCTATCCATTCCAGATTCGTGTAGGTTATTTTTTTACCTGAACGTTTGTCCAGAATGGTTGTTTTTTTGTCACATAAAACAGTCACAATTGAGGAAAACCTCCGTGTTTGTATAACTGCAGGCTTATTCTTTTGGCCGGCCATGTTCCGGTTCTCATCGAACCCCCTTTTGAAAGGTCGGCCCCTTGGTTTCATTTTCCTTTTTTTTGCAGTATTTCTGTTGATCATTTCTGGTATCCCGGTATCGGGGTTTGCCTGGTGAAGTCAAAAATCCATGGTCTGCTCGCCGCGATTTCTGCTAATCCGCCGGCCTCCTCGATGGCCTGGTTTATGGCTTCCAGGTTTACTTTATATTTCAATGCCAGGATTATTCTCCCGGCTCCCCAGGAGACGATAAATTTCTTCCAGGCTTCTGGCCATGTCTTCCTCAAAATGCGGATGCCGCTGTTTGTATATTGGCTGCCTCCCCCGCAAAAGACGCAGCCTATCGTCTGTGCCCCCCGTACTTTGGCTGGGTGTCTGGCCAGGTTCCTGATCATAATATATCCCGTGACCTCGGCATCTGTCCAGCCCGTAAGCGGGTTGACGATCCAGATCCTGTCCTTTTGGTTGTAAAAAATGGCGCCATCCTTGATCGCCCGCAGCCCCCGGATCCCGTCGTCTACATGGCCGCGTTGCCCTGTGAATTGGGCTTCGCAGCCCAGGTTCCTGGTCAATTTCCGTCCGGGGCCTATTTTCATCGTCCTGCAGCATTCCGAAACGTTGAGCTTAAATCCGGCGTTTTCGTTGTTCTGTGTCCATACTCGGGCCGCCATTTTCCCCAAAAATGGCCAGCCTGTGGTCTGGAATTGGGTTAGGGGCTCCCGGGCTGGGCGGGCAATGCGCAGCTCGAGGCCGTAACGCCTGGCCGT